GACCAACGGAATTGTTGTTGACTCTTCGCTAGGTACTTTCATCAGGGCCAAGAAATCGGTCGTGACTAGGTACAGGCGTTGGGGCACCATTAGATGGCGTCCCACTGAAGTTCCTGCTGATATTGGTCACCAGGCTCTCGGTCGTACAGCTCGGAGACTTGTGTATGGTATGGGCCATCTCGGCCTAGACGCAACGCAAGCTTGGAATGTTCTTCCATTCTCTTGGCTGGCTGACTGGTTCACCAACTTCGGTACGTGGCTTGCCGCGCACCGGAATGATGTTCCGGCCGCTCCTACGGGTCCTTGTAATATTATGACCCTGACGGAGACGTACGAGTCTTGGCAGCGTACTGATAGCAACATTGCTATCACAGGCGCTGAAGGCGTTCGGATCCTGCGTACAAAAGAACGTACGCAGTCATCGGGCACACTGTCGGCTACCTTGCCGTTAGCAACGGCAAGACAACTCTCAATCCTGGCGGCGTTGAATCTTCAGCGCAGAAAGCGCTAAGGGTTCTTTTCCAACAGGAGTAGATAGATGTCTCTAGGCACAACCCTCACGATTACCATGGACGGTTCCGGTGGAACCGCCAAGGTACTTCCATTGATCAACCAAGACAGCTACTCGTCCGAGTATTTCCTGGACGAGGGGCTGGTCACGTACCGTTGTAAGGTGCGTAACAGTAAGGATAACGTCAAGGCCGGGACTCAGCCGTTTGATCGTCACACTGTGACGTTCTCGCGCTTTGTCAAGCCCACTGCCGCTATCCCTCTTGGCAGTCTGACCGAATGTTCGCACGTCTTCCGTGTGGACCCCCTTCTGGGGACCGCGTCTGACATGATCGACCTGTCCGAAGGCCTCAGCTTCTACATGGTAAAAGCTGGTGGCATTGCGGCCAAGTTGCTGAACTGGGAGTCGTAAGGCTAGAATCTAGCCCTTAGGCTCACTATTCAGGTGGCAAGGTTGTGCGTAGCGTAGATTAGTTCCCTCTTCTAACTGAAGGAGAAAACTATGAAAAGCTACGTCATCTACCTACAGGGACTATACGAGGCGATACTGTCTAGTATCGCCGAGTCTGATCCCACTCTCCGACGTGATTGCTTTCGGGATTCTTCTCGCTTGCTCTCACTAATCGAACAGAGAGGTTTACCATTTTTGATGGTTGACCTCCCAGCTATGGGAAAGCACCTTGATAAGTGCCTCTCCATAGGACTCCTAACCTCTGCGGGGGTGGCCGGATTCCGGCCTTACTCGCGTAGGAGCACAATCCCTAGACTATTCAAGGGGATGTGGCTTCGAGTCTTCGATGATGTCGGTGTGCTTAGGGTCGATGCGGATGCCACTTGCATTCGAAACCTCCGTCAACTGCTTTACGCAGCCAAGAAGGTTAAGGTTGCCTGTGACGACTCAAAAACATGGGAACATGTCAATGAGTTCTTCCAAATCGACCGGGAGATTCGATCTCCTTCCCTTAACTGGGATGAAGACGAATTCAGGATTGATGATATTCATGGTCTCCATATTGGCGATCATGATCTTCTCTCTCCTGCTCCTCTTTTCGATCGTCTTGATTATGACGGTCAACAAAGAGGGCCCTCTCCACAGCTGGATCGTGGATTCGCCGACGCCGTACAATGTACGGCCGACATTGTCTCCGCGACCCTCGGTTGCTTCTCAGCCTCCGAGTGGAGAACTAAGCACGGACCAGGTGCTGTAGCTGACCAGCGTCATACTCAGTTTAAGTATGACTTTCCAACCTGGCCAGCCAAGCTAGAGAATGTCTTCCCTATGTCAGAGTTTGGCTTTGCCAACTACGACTCTTGGGTCGAGTTTCTCTCCCGTGATGGTGCTCAAGACCTCTTTCGAAGTCATGAACCACCTTCTAAGCTTATTGCTGTCCCAAAGACGCTTAAGGGTCCTCGGCTTATTGCCGCGGAACCTGTCAGCCATCAATGGTGTCAGCAATCTATCTTAGACTTCCTCACGAGCTCTTTGCGACGTACTCCTATTGCTTCGTCTATTCACTTTCGTGATCAGACTTACAATCAGAGGCTCGCTCTGAGAGCTTCCCATACTCAGTCACATGCGACTATTGATTTGTCGAGTGCGTCTGATCGCCTGTCATGCTGGCTTGTCGAGCGTATCTTCAGGA